TGCTGTATGGGGAACTATTACCGCACAAATTACAAAGGAAATCACTTCCGCATTTAAGGTAGTAGACATTACACAGAGCAAGCTATCAGCTTATGCAATCGTTGAGCAGGGTATGCTTGATTTGGGTCCGACATTCCTTGATGCTTATATCCGTAAGTGTCTTGCAGAGGCTCTTGCTTGCGGTCTTGAAGCTGCAATCGTTTCAGGTACAGGCGTAAATATGCCCGTAGGTCTTATTAAGGATATTCACGACGGTGTTTCTTACAGCACATCGACAGGCTATCCCGATAAGGCAAAAGAAGCAGTTACAGATTTCACCCCTGCAACCTATGGAGCACTCGTTGCAAAACTTGCAACAACTGAAAGCGGTACAGCTCGTAAGTTTGGCAAGGTATGGCTTATTTGTAATCAGGAGGACTACCTCACAAAGATTATGCCTGCTACTACCGTGCTAAATAGTGCTGGCAGCTATGTGAATAACCTTTTCCCGTTCCCGACAGAAGTTATTATTTCAAACGAAGTTGCCGCAGGCGATGCAGTTCTTTGCTTGCTTGACGAGTATTTCCTTGGTGTAGGCGGCAACAAGAACGGTGTAGTAGAGTATTCCGATGAATACAAATTCATTGAAGACCAGCGTGCTTTCAAAATTAAACAGTATGCGGCTGGTAGAGCTTTCGACAATACTTCCGCACTTTATCTCAACATTAGCGGATTAAAGCCTGCTTATATAACTGTTGAGAATGTTACAGAAGTATCCGCATAAGGAGTGTAACAAATGAACGAAACTCTATTAGCACAAGTCAAGCGAAAGTTAAATATAACGTGGAGCGATACAAATACGGACGATAGGGTTTCGGACATTATCGCACAGGCTGAAACGGTTATGCTGCATAAAATCGGCATAACCGATACAGCTTTTGATTTTTCCGAAAGCGGTATTGTCAACGTACTTTTTCTTGCATATTGCTTGTACTTGTATAATCATTGCGAAAATGAATTTGAAAATAATTATTTATCGGAAATTTTACAGGCAAGAGCAATATACGAGGTGAAACACAATGAGAACATTTCCGAAGTTCAATGACGGTGTTGCTAATGTTTACCGTGAAAAAAAACGAACGACAAATTTTGCCGAAAGAAAAAACGCAAAAGGTATTGAGGATTTAGACTTTATTTGCAAGTTAGATTACGAGCAAATGAGCAAGCGAGAGCAAGACCAGCAATTCGCAAACGATAACGGTCATTCTTTAAGTATGAAGATACGCACTCGATATGTCAGTCTAGTAGATAACAAATGCAAAGTTTTAATTGATAACACTTTGTATGATATTTACGACATCGACAAAACAAGAACAGAATTGTACTTGTATTTGGAGGAGGTGCGTTCTCTTGTTAATGAATGAAATTCAAAATAAACTTTATGAGCTGGATCCGAATGTATTTTACGGAATGGTTGATAAAGAAGCTATAACAAGCGACTGGAACTATATCGTATTTAGGCGTAAAGCATTAAGCGTTAGCGATACAAAAAAGGGGTATAGCGACCGTTTTATTATTGCTATTATACGAGAAGATTACATTCCAGAGGGTTTTGAAATAGAAGTCATTGAAAAAATGCTTGAAATTGCAGGAATGAGGCTTGCAAGTCCAGATTGTCAATACGACTATATGCAAAAGCCGAATACAAATATTGTTGTTGAGCTTTTAACAATGGAATTTGTTAAGGCAAGAAAGCGAGATGTTACATAATGGCAAGAGGAACGTTCTCACTTGATACAGAAAGTTATAACAAACTTTTTGAATTGATGAAAGAATTTCAGGGCGAAGCACCGAAAACCGTTAATGAAATATTTTGGAACGAGGGCGGCCCGATTATAAATGAAGCCATTATTAACCTGCTGCCCGTTTCTGGCAGGCGTTGGAACGGGAAAAAACCAGCAGCAAAAAGCTCCGCCCCGTTTACGCAGGAAAATGGAGAATTGAGCGTAACACTTAAAACCAAAAGTGCTTATAATTATTTGTATTTTCCTGACGACGGTACAAACACACGCAAACACGCAGGCGAACAATATTTTATGTTTGGCGGTGCCGAAGCATCGCAGGACGAAATTATTGAACTTTGTATTCAAAAACTAACAGAAATATTAAGATAGGAGATAGATAAAATGTTAAACGGCGTATTTTCTGATTTTGAAATTGACAAAATGAATGTCAAATTTGCTGATGCATCTGCTGCCGTTGCAATGAATTGTGTCGGATCCGTAGAGGAAGAAATGACCGCAAAAGTTGTAACAAAGAAATGCAGAGGCGTAACAATTAAAAACATTGTAAGAGGTACAGGCGAGGGAACTCTTACAATATCGGCACACGTTCCGTATGAGCTTTTTAAAGAGGCTTTTGGAATGGGAAGCGACAGTTTAAAAGAAGGCGTACAGGCTTACGGCTCAAACAGCCGTCACAAAGAATTTTGCTTAACACTTCACGTTAAAGACGAAGACGGGGAAGAAAAGTACAAAGCATACCCGAAATGTATTTGTGCTGCCCGTCCTACTATTTCAGTAGAAAACGGTGCGGAAGAAGTGGCAGAGGTTGAAATGGAAATTACCATTGCACCAGATGCAAACGGCAACGGAATGTATGAAGCACTTGCCGATGGACTTGATGAACAAATTGCAACAAAGTGGATGGATAATTTTACTCCCGAATTAGTACAGGTAGCATCTGCATAAGGAGGAGCTTTCAATGAAAGCAAAAGTATTAAAACCTTTTCGTGATAAGGTTACAGGCGAATTACGCAAAGTGGACGATATTTTCACTTGCACAAAAAAGAGATTTAATGAAATTCTTTCGGTTGATTTACTCGTTGAAGAAGTCAAAGAGGAAACAGCCGAGTAAAAAATCGAGGGGGGCTGAAATATTGCCCCCTTTTTTTATTAGGAGGATAATAAAATGCTTAAAAATACTTGCATTGATTTTAAATTTGAAGACGGAGATAGCGTGCAAATGACACTTGCTTTTTATGCTTTATATCAATTAAAGACTAAAAATAAAAGTGTTTACGATAGATATAATCAAATAATGACAAAGGGAGCAAGCGAGGAGCTTGATATGGTTACAATTCTGTATGCGGCTTATTTATGTGCAAACATTAACGAGCCTACCGTATTGAGTGAAGACGAATTTATGATGAAATGCGGCTCCGACAGAATGGCAATTAAAAACGCTATGGAGCTGCTAATTAAGCCAAAAAAACAGTAGGCTTTCGTCAGCCATTCCAGCAAAGAACTCACAAAAGAGAACAGAAAATCAAGCCGCCGAAATTTGTCCTTGAAGATATAGAGGATTATTACACCTATTATGTTTTAATTCTTGAAATCCCCGAGGACATTTTTTGGTATGCGGATTATTCTTTTTTGCTGGGAGTAGTAGAAAATAAGACAGCTTATGACGGCTGGCTTAATTATGTGGTTGAGCGAGAGCGGAAACGACAAAGTAAAGTAAAAAAGGGGTGATATTATGGCAAAAAATGAAGCAAAAATCCGTTTTACTGCCGAAACAGGCGAATTTAACGACCAAATTAAGCAATCTAACGCAGAAATGTCTAAATTGCGTGCTGAAATGAAGTTAAATGACGAGCAAATGAAAACGGCTGGAACATCGGTAGAGGGATTACAGCAACGGCAAAAGCTACTTGAAGACCAGCTAACAGCCTCACGGCAAAAGACCGAAGCATTATCGCAAAAGGTAGAAAAAGCCGCCGAAATATACGGTGAAAATTCAACCGAAGTAACAAAGTTAAGAACGCAATTACTTACAGCACAGGCAGCGGAAGAAAAAATAAGCAGAGCAATATCAAATTGTAATGCCGAACTTGAAAGACAAGAGGCTGCTGCTAATAAAGTTGAAACCGAAACCGAAAAATTAAGCGGCACAATAAACGAACAGCAAAAAGAAGTAAACAAACTAAAAGACGAATATAAAGAAGCCGTTTTGAAATTTGGGGCCACTTCCGATGAAGCGAAAGAACTCGCTGGAAAAATTGATGCTTTATCGGGCGAACTTAAAGACAATAAGTCCAAAATGAAAGAAGCCAGCGATGCGGCTAATGATTTGGATAAATCATTAGACAATGCCAGCGATAATGACGGAGAGGGATTTACAGTCTTTAAAGGAGCTTTGTCGGATTTAATTTCGGAGGGGATCCAATTTGCAATAGGCAAGGTCAACGAGCTTGTTGATTATATGTGGAGCTTGCCAGAAGCAACAAGAGAAACAAGACAAGACTTTGCAACGCTGACAACCTCTTT